GTTTTAGAGGAATGCCTACTACAGCAGGAGCTTATGCGAATCCAGAAAGTTGGGATGGAATTACAGGAGCTAAAATTGCACTAGCTGCAGGTTATGCTATAACTACAGGAAAATATGTAGCAGGTGCCAGAGATACAGATTTTACAACTGACTGGTTTTATTTTGTTGTCAATACTGATACAGCTACAGCAGGGAGCAAAGAAGGAGGTGGTTATCCAGTGTCCGTTGGACCGGTAACCATAGAAGCATAATGGCAACAGGAGTTATTAAAAAAATTATACAAGCAGTTGGTAAAAAAGTTAGTAAACTTAAACCTAAGAAAATTCCTAAACCTAAAAATATAGGGGTAGGAATAGTAAAAAAAGATAAACTTTATAATGTTTTAGGAAAAGATAAATATGGTGAAATAAAAATTACAAACAAAGGTCCTCAAGTAGGATACAGAGTTCCATTAGATAAGAAAAAATTTACAGACAGAAGACCTTGGGCACAAGATCCAAATTATAAAAAATCTGCAGGTGAAAGAGTTCCTGCAGCACATATAGGTTCTAAAAAATATAAGCCAGTTAAAAAAGCTTATGGTGGATTAATTAGTGGCTTTCCTAAAATTGCTAAGAAAGGTTGGAGATAATGGCCGGCTTTACATACGCAACACTTACAACTGCAATACAAAATTATTGTGAAGTAGATACAACTGTATTTACTTCTACTATTACAGATCAATTTATCATGAATGCTGAATATAGAATTAATAATGATTTACCTATGGATGCTGATAGATTTGTAGATGAAGGAACTATGGCGGCAGATGTTAATAATATTAGAGTTCCAGCTGGGACTTTATTTGTAAGAGGTGTAGAAGTTTTCAATGCTAGTAATTCCACGGAACAAGGTACGTGGTTGGAGAGACGTGATCAAACTTTCTTAACTGAATACGTAGGAAGATTAACGGGTCCATCAGGATCTACGGCTTCCGGAGTTGATGTTACAGGAAAACCTAAGTATTACGCTATGTTTGGTGGAGCAACAGGCACAACTGATACTACTTCAGGATCTATCTATTTAGCTCCCACTCCAGACGCTAATTACATATTTAGAATTTATTTTAATAAAATACCGGCTCAATTAGCCAGTGGTCAGACTACAACTTATATAAGCCAGTATTTTCCACAAGGTTTGTTATATGCTTGTCTGGTGGAGGCATATGGATTCTTAAAAGGTCCAATGGATATGTTGACACTATATGAAAATAAGTATAAACAAGAACTACAAAAGTTTGCAGCGATGCAAATTGGAAGACGAAGACGAGACGATTACACGGATGGAACAGTGAGAATACCAATCGAGTCACCGCCTCAATAATAAGGAGAAAAATATGGCAATAACATCGGCAATTTGTAATAGCTTTAAACAAGAAATCTTAGAAGCGGAACATAACTTTACAGCTTCAACTGGAAATACTTTTGACATAGCATTGTATACGAGTTCAGCGACATTAAGTGCATCTACTACAGCTTATAGTTCCACAGCTGAAATAACTAATTCATCAGGAACTGCATACACTGCGGGTGGAAAAGCTTTAACAAGTGTTACACCAACTTTGGATTCTTCAACAGCGGTTTGTGATTTTGCAGATGTCTCTTGGACATCAGCTTCATTCACTGCTAACGGATGTTTAATTTATAATGATTCACATGCAACAGATGCTGCAGTTTGTGCAGTAGCTTTTGGTGGAGACAAAACAGTTTCTAGTGGAACATTCACAGTTCAATTTCCAGCAGCAGGAGCTACAACAGCGATTGTAAGAATAGCATAAGGAGGAACTCCTTATGGCAGCAACCTGGGGCAATAATACTTGGGGAGCCAACACTTGGCAATCTGAGACAGTAGCTTTATCTTTAACTGCACCATCAACTTTAACATCTTCAATAGGAGCTGTACAAGCTCATAATATAGAAGGTTGGGGTCGACAAGAATGGGGCAACTCTGGTTGGGGTGTAGAATATTCAGTTGCATTAAGTGCACCATCAGCTTTAACATCTTCAATTGGTAGTGTAACAGCTGCTCAATTTATAACAGCAGATTTAACTGGTATTGCGGCAACATCTTCATTAGGATCATTAACTCTTGATCTAACTTCTATCACAACTTTAACCGCACCATCAACTTTAACATCTTCAGTAGGTTCTTTAGAAGCAGCCAATGAAGAAGGTTGGGGTAGACAAGAGTGGGGTAATTCTGGTTGGGGTGTAGAATATTCAGTTGCTTTAACTGGTCTCGGTGCCACTTCTAGTGTTGGTAGTGTAGACGCAAAAGATATAATGGAAGTTGCTTTAACTGCTCCTTCAACTTTAACATCTTCATTAGGTTCATTAACTTTAGATCTTATTACCCTTGCAACTTTAACAGCACCATCCACTTTAACATCTAACGTAGGGGATTTTGATAATGCCGGAACTTTAGTTGGTTGGGGTAGAAATGGTTGGGGAGAAGAACCATGGGGAGATTCATTTAATAAATTAGTTCAACCTACAGGACTTGGTGCAACTGCTTCAGTCGGGGCTATTACTCCAACTGAAATGGCAATTGGTTTAAGTGGTGTCAGTGCAACAGCTTCTGTAGGATCTATTATTCCAGAAATAGGAGTTCCAATTAGTACAGCTGGGGTAGGTACAACGGCTGTTGGATCAGTAGTTATAGCTGAAGGAGCGCCTTTAACAGGACTTGGTGCAACTGCTTCGGTCGGTTCTATAACACATCAAATGACTTACGCTATAGATGGTGTAGGTGCTACTGCAAGTGTTGGGGAAATAACTATAACTGAAACTCAATTAGTTACTATTACGGCTCCATCTGCTTTAACAAGTTCTCTAGGAACCCCTGTTCTTGAAATTGGAGTGCCTTTAACTGGACTAAGTTTAACATCTTCAGTAGGTGCACTTACTCCTGCTGATGTGGTTGGATTAACTGCTCCTGACGCTTTAACAGTTTCTCTAGGAAATCTAGCTCCTGTAGGATATAGTAGAGTTACTGGAACTCAGAGTGCGAGTTATAGTGGGGTGACAGCAACTCAATCAGCCGGTTATACTCGTATAACTTCTTGATAATGGATGTTGACATTGTGTATAATACAAAATATAAAAACAGTTAATATGAATTAGGAGAAAAATTATGGCATCAACCTATACCCCTCTCGGCGTAGAAAAAATGGCAACTGGCGAAAATGCCGGTACATGGGGAACAAAAACAAATACTAACTTAGAAATTATAGAACAATTCGCGGGTGGCTATACAGCGCAATCAATAGCTGGTGGAGCTCAAACAACTACACTTTCTGTATCTGATGGATCAACAGGTGCTGTTCTTGCACACAGAGTTATAGAATTTACAGGATCAATTACTGGAAACCAAATTGTAACTATTCCTTTAGATGTTCAAACTTTTTATATAATTAAAAATGGCACATCAGGTGCTTATACCGTTCAACTTAAATATGTTTCTGGTTCTGGTAATAGTGTTACTTGGGCGACTACTGATAAAGGAACTAAAATTTTATATGCTACTGCTAATGATGGAACTAACCCAGATATTGATGATGCAACTTCCTCTTTTGGTGATGTAACTCTTACAGGCACACAGACTTTAACTAACAAAACACTAACTTCTCCTAAAATTGGTACATCCATTTTAGATACTAATGGTAATGAATTATTTCTATTGACTGCAACTGGATCAGCTGTTAATGAGCTTACTTACGCTAATGCAGCTACTGGGAATAACCCGTCTTTTACGGCTTCTGGAGAGACTAATGTAGGTATTAATTTAGTGCCTAAAGGATCAGGGACTTTACAGTATAATGGAAGTGAAATATCAACGGTAGGAAAAGCTATTGCAATGGCAATGATTTTCTAGTAATAAGAAAAGAGGAATAAAAAAATGGCTACACCAAATTTAGTATCAGTCGCAACGATAACCCCTAAGAATGCTATGGGTAATCTGGGCGGTACAACTAGAACAACTATGATAGACGTTACTGCAGAGTACGCTGCCAAAGTTAATACAATTTTAATCGCTAACGTAGATGGAACTAACGCATGTGATGTTACATTAGAAATTAGCAACGATAACGGAGTTACTTATTATAAAATAGCAAGTACAATTTCCGTTCCAGCAGATTCAACTTTAAGCTTTTTAGATGCAACCGGACCTATATGGTTAGACGAAACAGATTTACTTGCTGTCACAGCAGGAACTGCTTCTGACTTGGCATGGAGTGTATCTTACGAAGAAATGGCTGATTAATAAAGGAGGAGATTAATATATGCCTAGAATAATTAAACTAGCAAAAGGTACTTATACATCATCAACTATCACAGTCGATGGAGATGGTAGAGTTATTACTGCCTCTTCTGGTTCTGCTGGTGGTGGAACATACGTAACAACTACATATGAAACAAGTGGAACTTTTACACCTAATCCAGGCACACAATTTTGTTTTGCTATGGCTGTAGGTGGTGGCGGTGGACACCAAGGAAATCCTGGAAGTGCAACAAATTTTGGAAATTTATTATCTGCTCCTGGTGGACAAAAATCAGGACCGGGTGCGCCTGCTGGCGGTGCTGGTACAAATTCTAGTACTGGTGTTTTTTGGTCTCATGGTAAAGCTGTAGGTGCGAATAATTCTGCTCAACAATCTAGTGGTGGAACAGTTGGAGCACAAGTAAGTCCAAATAACTGGCGCCCTACTAATAATATAAATGTATTGGATGGTGCTGGCTATGGAGGAAATTCACACTCTCAACCAACTAGAGGCGCAGGATCTGGTGGTGTAGCAGCAGCTTATTATAATTCACCTCAGTATGCACCCACAACTCATACTGTTACTATAGGAACTGGTGGAAATGCTCCGGCAGGACCAGTTGATAAATATGGAAGACCGGGTAGAGTGGTTGTAGTGGAGTTTGTAGCTTAATTATGAAATACATTGAAGTACATAATGAAACATATAGAGTAATGAGAGTTGAAGATGCTTTGCCTTCAAACCCAGCTGAAGCGGCACACTTTATAGAATGTCCCGATGATAGTGTAGAAGAAAATTGGTGGTTAGATCCAGCAACTCAAACATTATATGAATTCAAAAAATGGGAAGATGTAAATGAAGTTAGAGCTTTAAGAAATGCAAAATTAGATAACACTGATTGGATGTTAGGCCCAGATTCTCCTTATAAAGATGACGCTACTTTTCAAGCAGATATTAGAACTTATAGACAAGCCTTAAGAGACGTAACAACGCAAGAGGCACTTACAGATGACACGTGGCCACAAATGGATGGCATAAGTAGCGGTAGAGTTCCTTAGAAATTATATTGCAATCGCAATATAAGAAAGGTATATAAAGAAAGATAAAGATTATAATGTTATTAAAAGATTATGTTTTTTGGAAGCAAGCAATTCCTCCGCACATATGCGATCAATTTATTAAGTATGGTAAACAGCAAGAAGTTGAAAGTGGAAGGATTGGTAAGGATAGAGGGCGCACAAAAAAAGAAGTAAGAGATTCTGACATAGGTTGGATAAATGCTAAATGGGTTTGGGATTGGATCTTAGAGCCAGTTAATATAGCTAATCGAGATATTTTTAAATATAATATAGGCGAAGTGGAAGACATACAGTTTACAAAATATAGTACTGGTCAATTTTATGATTGGCATATGGATATAAAAGAAGATGAGCCTTTCAATATTAATAATAACTATTGTAGAAAACTATCTTTAATTATTCCTTTAAGTGCTCCATCAGAATATGAAGGAGGTGATATAGAATTTAGAAGCTTACATTCTTCCCCGGATGGAAAGTATGCTCCTCCTTTATTAAGTAAAGATGCTTTTAAAGAACAAGGAACCATGCTTATTTTTCCTTCTATTATTTGGCATAGAGTCAAACCTGTTACCAAAGGAACTAGACATTCATTAGTCGCTTGGTGGGGAGGGCCTTTTTTTACATGAAAGATAATTATATTATTTTAAGAGAAGCTGTTTCAAAAGAGCTGTGTGATTTTGTTTATAATTACTTTAAACTTAAAAGAAAAGGTTTTGAGCTTATGTTAGGAGCAAGACTTATTTCTCCTTTTGTAGAGTATTGGGGTACTTTTAATGATGCACAAGTTGAAAATACTTATTCCTGTTATGGAGATCCAGCAATGGATTCTTTACTTACAAAACTAAAACCTCTTATAGAAAAAACCACAGATTTAAAGCTATATGAAACTTATACTTATTCACGATTATATAAAAATGGAGATGTATTAGAAAGACACAAAGATAGATTTTCATGTGAGATATCTGCTACTCTTCATTTAGGAGGAACTAGATGGCCTCTTTATGTTGACAAGACAGAAGGAACAAATGAAGAGGGAACTAGAATAGACTTAAATATAGGGGATATGCTATTATATAAAGGTGAAAAAATAGAACATTGGCGCTATGCCTTTCATGGTCAAGAATGTGCTCAACTTTTTTTACACTATAATGATGCTACTCATAAAAATGCCAAACAAAATAAATTTGATGGAAGGGAGTTTTTAGGTATACCACATTGTTTACAAAGAAAAAAATAATATTTGATACATATCTGGGTGAAGATGCCGATTCTTTTTTAAATCCTCCTTTACCTTCTAAAAAAGTTATACCGGAATGGTATAAAAAAATAGAAACTTTACATAACAGAGACGCCTCACAACCGTCTGTTAAAAAGTGCATGCCTTTTCTGGATGCTTTAAGTATGGGTTACACCATATCTACTGGATGGGATATACATATAAAAAAATATCAGAAGGAAGGAGTATGGAACCTAGAGGTTAGTTATGCTCCCCAAGTAAATGAAATATTAACGATAAAGGGTCTAGCTATAGATTCTCATAGTCCAAATCAATTTTCAGAAGATGGATATAATTCTGATGAAATACATGTAGCTCTTAAAATAATTTCTCCTTGGCTGATTACTACTCCCCCAGGATACAGCTGTATATTTCTTAACCCTCTTAATCATACCTTACCTCATTTTAGAATTTTTAGCGGAGTTGTAGATACGGATATCTATCCTCACATAGCTATAAATTTTCCATGCGCAACTAAAAAGTTTGAAGGAACAACTAAAACAATTCCCGCTGGTACTCCATTGGCCATGGTAATACCCTTTAAAAGAGATGATTGGCAGATAGAAGTTAATTATAAAAAAAAGAAAGAGGAAGAAGTTTTCGCTCATACGCCCCGTTTAATACTGTTTAAAAATATGTTAGATAATTATAAAAATAAAATCTGGAATAAGAAAAATTTTGATTAAATGAAAGCTCACGAAAAAATAATATTGTCTACCATGATGCCTAAAAATCTTTTTGATAAATTAAAAGAGATAATCAAGGAAAAACATAAACCCTACAATCAGGAGTTAGCTGGAAATATTGTAAGAGAAGAAGGCTTTGCAGAACACGCACATATCTTTCAAGATTTCTTTTCTAATATGATTCAAATGTATGACCCTTTTACTACGGCATATATTCCTGGACTTCTTAAAAGAAGATCTCAACGGGAAGGGGATAAAGTTAAACTTATATTGAAAAATATGTGGGTTAATTATATGAAGCAATATGAATTTAATCCTATCCATCAACACAATGGTTGTTTTAGTTTTATTATCTTTGTTAAAGTTCCATTCAAAATAGAAGAAATGCATAAAATTGCTCCTGGTGTTCATAGTAATTTGAATAATGCAGGAGGGGTTACTTTTTTTCATCAAGGTAGTGAGAGACCGGATGAATTTTTTACTGAAGAACTTTATTTTCCTGACGAAAGATGGGAAGGAAAAGTTTTAATTTTTCCAGCTTCTCTTTTTCATTCAGTTTATCCTTTTTATGGTACCGAAGAAACTAGAATTACTGTTTCTGGTAATATATATCTAGATCTTGTCCAGTAATAGCTCTTACAAAATCTGTTGAATTCCATATCAATCTGATATACTACCTGATAAACAGGTTTTTTTATGCTACAAAAAATAGGATTTCTACCAGGGTTTAATAAACAAGTTACACCTACCGGCGCTGAAGCACAGTGGACGGGGGGTGAGAACGTTCGTTTTAGATATGGCACTCCTGAAAAAATAGGAGGATGGTCTCAATTAGGGAGCACTTCTTTAACAGGTGCTGCTAGAGCTCTCCATCAAATGGTTAATAAAGAGGGTATTAAATACTCCATTATAGGAACCAATCGAATTTTATATGCATACACAGGTGAGGCCTACTATGATATTCACCCAATTAAAACTGACTTCGGAGCTTTAACTGACAAACTAGCTTCTACTTCAGGCTCTGCTATTCTTACAATTACTTTATCTTCTACAACTGGAATGACAGCAGGAGATATTTTATTACTGGAAAGTGTTACACCTCCAACAGGTTCTGGTTATTCAGCTTCTGATTTTGATGATAAAACTTTTATGATAACTGAAGTAGTAGACACTACCTCAGTTACTATTACTATGGGGTCTACTGCAAGTGCAACGGCTACTAATGGAGATTGTTCTGTTAAATTTTACTATCCAGTAGGACCAGCTGAACAGGTTGGTGTTTTTGGATGGGGTATATCTCAATATTCAGGAACCGTAACAGCTCCGCAAACAACAACTTTAAATGGAGCCATCACGGATGCTGCAGCGACAAGTGGAATTACCTTAACCAGTTCAACCGGTTTCCCGACCAGCGGAACTAGTGAAATAAGAATAGGGACAGAGGATTTAAGTTACACGGGAATTAGTTCAAATGTATTAAGCGGAGTCGTTAGAGGAGTTAACGGAACAACAGCCGCTACTCATAGTAATGGAGCGACCATCACAAATATTACTGACTATAGTGGATGGGGACAAGCCTCTTCTACAACTGATAAAGTTGCAGAGCCTGGTCTATGGTCCTTGGATAATTTAGGAAGTACTCTTTTAGCTTTAATTTTTAATGGCGCTGTATTTGAATGGGATTCAGATTTAAGTAATGCAACAGCAACCAGAGCAACCATTGTTAGTGGTGCACCGACCGCATCACGTGATATGTTAGTATCAACACCTGATCGTCACTTAGTTTTATTTGGAACAGAAACAACAATTGGAGACACCACAACTCAAGATGAGATGTTTATAAGATTCTCTTCTCAAGAGGATATTAATACCTGGGCACCTACTGCAATCAATAGCGCTGGCACACAAAGACTGGCTGCCGGATCACGGATCATGGGAAGTAAACTAGGTAGAAATGCAATTTACGTATGGACGGATACTTCATTATTTACCATGAGATTTGTAGGTCAACCTTTTACTTTCGCCTATGAACAAGTGGGAACCAACTGTGGATTGATAGGAAAGAATGCAGCTGTTGAAGTAGACGGTGCTGCTTACTGGATGTCTGATAATGGTTTTTTCAAATTTACTGGTAAACTAGAATCGATGGACTGCTTAGTAGAAGATTATGTTTATGACGATCTTAACACTACTTCAAATCAATTTATCTATTGTGGAATTAATAACTTGTTTGGAGAGGTGATGTGGTTTTATCCAACATCAGGTTCCAACGTAGTAAATAGATGTGTGATATATAGTTATTTAGATTCAACCGCAAAAAGACCTATTTGGTACACAAACGCCAACTCCCTTTATCCTAGAACGACATGGGTAGACTCAGCTGTTTTTGGTTTACCTCATGCAACTCAATATGATGCAGGTACCGATACCTGTGATACCGTAGGAAATACAGATGGAATTTCAACTTACTTTGAACACGAAACAGGCTTAAATCAAATTAAAGGAGGATCAACTGCTGCTATTCCTGCTAATATATTATCTGGTGATTTTGATATTACTCAAGATCAAAGAGAAGGAATTACCTTTAGAGGAGATGGAGAGCATATCATGAGGGTTAGTAGATTTTTACCTGACTTTCTTGCTCAAACAGGCGATACAATAGTTGAATTAGATTTAAGAAATTTTCCTAACCAAACAGCAGCTAGCTCTAGCTTAGGCCCTTTTACTATTACTTCGAGCACTAACTATAAATCGTGCAGAGCAAGAGGACGATCGGTTGCAGTAAAAATATCAAATACAGCAGTAGATACTAATTGGAAAATGGGAACTTTTAGGTTAGATGTACATGCAGGAGGAAGAAGATAATGCCGTTTAAATCAGAAGCACAAAGAAGATACCTATGGGCTAACGAACCAGAGATCGCAAGAGACTGGGCCGATACCTATGGAAGTAAAATTCATGCAGCTAATGGTGGGATAATGAGATTGCCTTTTGATAATGGAGGAGACGTTGTTATTGATGAAAACAAGTTAACTTATGAAGACTCTCCTTATAGCAATAAATATACGGAAGCAGAGTTTAATGAAGTGTTTGGAGAAAAAGAAACCGCAGGGATTGAAGGAATTGAAGGAATTGAAGGAATTGAAGGGATTAAAAAATTTGCAACCAACGTCGCAGATAAATTTACAGGGGGTGTTGATTATGTAAAAGAACTACCTGGTATGGCACTGAGTGCTATAATAGGGAATCCATATTTTAGTTTAGCACAGCAAGCATTTAAAGGACAACAATTAACTCCACAACAACAAGCAATGAATCAACAATTTTTTAAAACCGGTAATATGGGCCAACCGATAGGAATAGGCACACAACAAAATCCATACACAATGACAAGCGGACCTTTCCAAGGAATGAATGCACCAGGAATGTCTGCATATGGTTCTCCTACTTCACAAGCAATGGCACAGAAGTGGATGAATAAATATGGAACGAAGGATTATTATTCTGAAAGCCAAATAGCTAAACAAAAAGAAATACGAGACATTGCTGCAGGCAATACAAATAAACCTCCAAGTGAAAGAGTTATAACTCCAAAAGGTCCAACTCCAGGGCAGATGAATATGGGAGGCGGAAGTAAAGGTCAACACACAACTCAAGGTAAATCAACTAGCTCAGATAAAGGAAGTTATCAAGGACATGGTAGTCATCATTATTATAGAGGAGGCATAGCTAATCTATGGCCAAGATAGTTCAATCATTAACCAGAGCAAGTGAAGAGTACGATGCAGATGTAGCACACTCTTTAGTAAGAGATTTAGATGCCGTGTTAGAGAAATTAAATTCTACCTTTCAAGAAGAATTAAAACAGGAGATAGAAGCTAAAGCTTTCTTTTTAGAATAATGGCAGTAGTAAACCAATACGACTTTGTAGGAATAGATAATGATACTACCAATGCGGAACTTAATCCTTTTGGTGCGGGCAATCCTTTAGTTAGTGAAACCTATGTTATTAAATCTATTCTTGTTACATCAGCTGGGACGCCTAGTGTAACTGTTACTAATAATGCTATTACAGCTATTAAAACAGCAGCTTTAACGGCAAATACAACAGTAGAATTATTAACCCAACCGCTAATAGTAGTAGGGGGTAAGACCCTTACCATTAAAGCAGGTAGCGCAGACTCTTTTGATTTTGGAGTTAGCTATCTAAACATTAAGAAAGAGGTAACAACATAATGAAAACAACAATCATTAATAACGTAGAAGTACCAGTCATTGAGCCGGCTGAAATAAAAACAACAATTTCTAATAAGAAAACAGGAGAAGTGTATGCGGATGAAGCAGCTTTAAAAGCAGCTGATATTCCGGCGGAGGATGTGCGAAGAGATGTGCATGTTATCATGCCAACACTTGATTTGTTTGCAAAAACAAAGTAGTATGAAATCATCGGGAGAAATACCTGCTCTTTAACACTTAATACACATATAAATATGGCTATAACAGATTTACAAATATCAGACACAATAGAAGCAGGCGCTCCAAGCATTAAATATGGTGAAGGAGATATCCAAAGACAGGTTCCTGAAAATGGGCAAGAACGAAAGATGGCTCAACAGATTTGGGAATCTTTAGGTCCTGAACAGCAAGCCCAATTCATAACTTTTGAACAATTTTATACAAGCGGAGCATGGAAACAAATTCTAGCTCAGTTGCAACAAGAACAAGCTCAACAAGAACAACCCATGGCTTATGGTGGGATCGCCGGTCTCGGTGGAAGAAGACGTTATGGTCTTGGAAGTTCTATAAAAAAACGATTAAGAAAATTAATACCGAATGAAGTAGCACAGGTTGCTAGTATGGCAGCACCATTTGTTGCACCGTTTAATCCGCTCGCTGGTGGTTTAATGTCAGGTCTTGGAGGCTTTGATCAACATGGAAGTATAAGTAGAGGTCTTAAATCAGGACTGATGACTTATGGTGGTGGTCAATTAGCTAGAGGTATTGGTGGGGGACTAGGAAATTTACAAACAGGGTTTGATCCAAGAACCGGAATGAATAATATGGGAAGTGGATTAACAAAATATTTTAGTAACCCAATGCAAAAAAGTGGAGGCCTAGGAAAGATGTTTAATAAATCTACTCCATCAAAATATCCTACAGATATTCATCCAGGAGAAAACATAGGTTCAACAGTAGTTGACAAAATAAAAGAAACAGCTGGAGGTACTAAAACTACAGGTGGTATATTAAAAAAAATAGCAAAATTTGGTTTAGACAATAAAGCAGTATTAGGTATTCTAGGTGCATCCACAGCAGCAGGATTGTATACAAAAAAACATCCAGGCAAAGATTCTTTAGATGATATCTCAAGAGGAGAAGGAATGGATATTGAAGGCATAAGAGCAGAAGTTATTGAAGCATTCAAAGATCCAAGTGGTGAAAAATTAGCAGCGATTAGAATTAAATATCCTTTCTTAGGAAGTAAAGCATCTAAGAACATGGACCTTATGGCTCAAGGTGGAAGAATTGGTTATCAAGGTGGTGGAGGTATTGATCCATTGTTACAAGAAGAATATGATAAATATGTTTTTGAAATGGAAGAAATGGGGCTTCAACCAATGTCATTGGAAGATTTTGCAGCACAGGCTAGAGCAGGCAAAGCTCAAGGTGGAAGAATAGGTTACTATTCAGGTGGTCAATCTGTTCCATCAGATTACACTATGGAAGATGCAAGAAAAACTTCTACGCAAGATAAAATGGGTGGCATTACTGACACTATGAAAAGAGCAGATCTATATCGTCAAGGTGATGTGGGTCAAATGTACATGGCTGAAGGTGGCTTAATGGATCTAGGTGGTATGGAAAAAGATTATAGAAACGACGGTGGCTTTGTGCCATTAGGTGGAGAAGAAAAAGCTGATGACGTTCCAGCAAGATTAAGTAAAAATGAATTTGTATTTACAGCGGATGCTGTAAGAGGCGCAGGCGATGGAGACATTGACAAAGGCGCAGAAATAATGGAAAACATAATGAAAAATTTAGAACAAGGTGGACAAATATCTGAAGAGACGCAAGGTTTATCTGGCGCTCAAGAGATGTTTGGTGTATCAGAGAGATTAAGCGAGGTAGTATAATGGCAATACAACAACAACAAACACTTCCACCACAATATGTGGAAGATTTACAAAAGGATTATGGAAAACAATTAACGGCAATGACGGCAGCGCCGTTAGACACGGCAAAATTTGCACCACAAGTTGCAGGTCAAGATCAATATCAACAAGATGCTTATACATTAGCTGGTCAAGGTATTGGTGCTTATCAACCTTACATTACTCAGGCATCAGCTTATACTGGACCTGGAAGTCAATCGGCTTTCATGTCTCCGTATCAACAAGATGTTATCGATACCACTATGCAAGAATATGATGATCAAGCACAAAGAGGAATTTTAGGAATAGCTGATCTTGCAACCAAGTCTGGAAACTTAGGTGGAGGACGTGAAGGCGTTATGAGATCACAGTATCAAAACAAATCAGATATGAATAGAGCTTTACTAATGGCCGGCTTACAACAGCAAGGTTTTGGTCAAGCTCAAAAAGGAGCACAGCAAGCATACTTGAATCAAATGCAATTAGCTGGAGCTGTACCAGGAATGCAAAGAGCGGACGTAGCAGGTTTAGGGTCAATGGGCGCGACTCAACAAGCCCAAGCTCAAGCTCAACTAGATGCACAAAGAGAACAAAATAGACTTGAAGCTTATGAACCTTACGAAAGATTAGGTTATCAAGGTCAAGGTATCGCGAGCATTGCATCTGGAGCACCAGGCCAATATCAATCATCAGTCACACCAAACCCGACACCGTTGCAAACTGCGTTGGGAACAGGAGCTGTACTGTCAGGTATTTATGGAAACATGCAGGGGCAAGGTAGTGCATCATTTCCAACGGGATTTAACTGGGGTAAATAATGTTCAATCAAACTTTAAAAAGACCAATGTTTAGAAGAGGCGGTAGTGCCGGAGGTATTACGTCTGGACTTAGACAAGGATATAAAGATGGAGACTTAGCTAAAATAAGAAGTCAATTAAATTTAATTAATAAACTAGCTCCTCAACCTAAAGCACCAAGAAGTTCTAGTGTTAATGATTTTTTAATTAATTTTGGTTTAAACATGGTGGGTAATGAACCTACTGGAAACATATTTCAAACAGCAGCGAAACAAGCTCAAGAACCTTTCGGACAATTTCAAAAGTCCAGAGCCCAAGAACAAGCAATTGAATATCAAGGAGCTCAAGGGCAAAGAGGTTTAGTAGCTGACTTAGTAAAAGGATTAGACGATGACGACCTTAGTTCTATGGAAGAAAAAATTCAACTTCACATGAGAACTCACCCAGGTTCTTCTTACGAAGACTCAGCTAAAGCAGTATGGGATACCATGGAGTATAGTAAATCAGGACACATTAGACCAGGCGAAGCAGTTGAAGAGAGAATTAATTTCTATGAAACTTATTTAATGAATCAAGTTAACAAGCCACCGGCTTCCGCAGTTAGAGCAATTGCAAACCACTTATACAAAATGGAAACTGGAGGGTATGGTGAACAGCTAGGTGAAGCTGGCGCAGCTGACTTATCTAGCAAGGTATGGTTTAGTGATCTGGATATTGATCAAAACGCTCAAGGAGGTCCAACTCAAATTGAAAATGGTGAAATTATAAAATATAAATTAAGTCAAAATGGTATCAACAAATGGGGTCCTTACAAAGGCAAAATTATTTTTGACTATAGAACCGGTAAACTTTTTAGAGTAATGGGAACCTTCTTAGAGGTCGTAGAAGATATTAACGCAGAGTAGGAGGAGAAATGCCATTTGGATTTGACCCTCGTAAACTTATCGAAGAAGATAAAGAAACTAAGAAAGAAGAAGAGAAAAAAGCTTGGTTTGAACAAGAGGAATTAGATAAAGCTGAAGAAGCAGAAGAGAATGCTATTCGAAGAGCAAGCAATATTAAAGAAGGGTTAGACGCAGCCTTTAAAACTCTTCGTGAATATAAATATTTAAAAAAACACGGTAAAGAAAAATACCATGAAGCTAAAAAACTTGAGGACCCTAATTGGAAACCTCAAAGTTTAAGAGAATGGGTTGAAGAAAATAAAGGTCTTCTAAAAGGTACTACTATTGACTGGAAAACAGGGGATACAATCTGGCCAGAAGATTTAAATGAAAATCAAAAAAGATTCTTAGGTAAAACTTTAGAAACTGAATACGGGGAAAAAGATTTAAAAGAACATGTACAACTAGCCAGTATGACTGGTTCTGGTGACAATAAAAAAATAGAAAACTGGTGGGAAAGTGATGGTGACACTCCTGATCCATTTGAAAGTGAAATAGGTATCACAGAATCAGTAACAGGAGCCCTTCTGTCTGGTGCAATAAAAATTCCATACGGCTGGGCTAATATAACTGCCATGATCAAAGACTGGGCGGGAGAAGAAGGTATCCCCGTGGATCAAAGTAACGTAGCTAAACTTGAACAGTGGTTTGATAAAACTTTCTTTGGACAAATGATGGCATACGGAGAAGACAAAGCACATGAAACAGCCATAGGTCATATCACGGAATTTATGGTTCAAATGTTAGGAGGTTGGAAGGTTGTAGGAAATAAAGCTATGAAGTACACAGATTCCGCTTCACGGATCACGAACAAAGCTATTGATGCTATTAAGAATGGTAAGTATGTAAGAACAGCAGGCAACACTAATGCTTATACCTCAGCTAAAAAAGCAATGGAGTTAAATAAATTATCTCGTAAACAGAAATTTGTTTCTCTACTAGTAGGGGGTGGAGTTTCAGGAGCCCTGGTTTATGATGCAGAAGAGATTGGAACTTTTGGTGATTGGTTTTTTGATGCAGGAGATTACACAGCCTTAGACAGAGATAAAAGAGGGACAGCTAAATCGGATGCCACAAGAATGCTTTATAATAAATTAAAGTTTGGTGGAGAGATGGGCTTTCCTATAATCCCAACCGTAATGGGATTAGGATACGTGGGAAAACTAATTAAAAATCAAGGAAAAAATTTAGCCTATAGTAATGATGCATTCGAAAGATTTGTAGATAAATATTTTGCAGGTAAACTAAGAGCAAGAAGTGTTTATCCTGAAGAACAGTTTCAAGCAATGCAAAGACTGCATGGAAAAGAAGCTTCAGCACAATCTTTATCCACTGATTACTTAAGAAACTTTGACCAGGTTATAAAAAGAATTTCTAAGTATACACAAAAAGGAGCTAACTCTTCAGGCTTAACCGATGACTTATCTAATTTAATAGTGGACACTATTAAAGAAGGAAAGCTAGGAGTTAAGAATGGAAAGGTAGTAGTAAAAGGATTTGATTCTAAATCCATTAATAAATTTTATGAAACTTTAACTAAGAAACTAAACATTCCAGAAAAAGATGCACTTAAGTTAATAGATGAACTAAGCAATGTTCACGGATCATGGGCAGAGTTTTTAAATAACATCGTTAAAGGTGGTAATTTAAATGTAGCTACTAAAGAGTTTGTTAAAATGATGAATGATAGAATTAAAAATACTCTAAGTGCACAGTATAAAATATTTAAGGAGAGTTCTCTTAAACCTATTGATGAATACGCTGTAGCTTCAGACATAAGAGATGAAGTAGCAGAAATTTTTATACGTAACGCTGTAGCTAATGATGCAAAAATGACAAAGACACAAGCACAATTAGCTGTAGATACTATTATAAAAAACGTAAGATTAGATCCAGCAACCGCTTCCCCTGTATTTAAATTTGAAGCTCAAGGATGGGCTAAGGATAAAGCATTGATGACTAAAAATATCTCAGAGAATATTACCGGAGGTAAATTTACAGCTGATAAAAAGGGTGGATTAATTCAAAAAGAATCAGACTTAAAAGCTTTTAAAAAATTATTTGGTAGCTATGAAAATGCCAACACTATTATAGCTAATGTAACAACAGACCTTGCAAGCATTGCATCCAGAGACAGATTCTATAACAAAATGAAAATAGACTCTGATGCCATGATTAAAAGAGGCGAACGAGCATTAGTTTATCCAAGTTATAATGAAGCTTTTAAAGCTTTTAATACTATTAAATCTAGTAAAAAAATTGTTGAAGCTCCCTTAAAATTACCGCAAGCAATTGCAGAAGAAGCATACACAGTTCCTTTAAATGGAATGTTCACTACTGAAGAGATAGCACATGGATTAAAATTCGGAGCGAACGTAGCATTAGATAAAAAAGTAATGCCATTGTGGTATCAGATTGCAGTATTGATTCCTAAAGGAATGGTTCAAGCTGGTAAAACAGTATTAGGTCCGTTCACTCATGGTAGAAACTTTGCATCAGGAGCAGTGACAACCATTGCTACTGGAAATATTTTTATTAATCCTGTTCAGATGGCTAAAGCTTTTAGAACAGCTTATAGAACTACTCAACCTCAACTCTTCGGGAGAAATAGACCTGGCTTAAAAGTAGCAAGTGATACTTCTTCACCTGGAAAATTTAGACCGGGAGCTAATACCATGGATCCAGATAAATTAATTCCAGCGTCCGAGTTCACTGAAGAAGGTGGACAATCTTTATATAGATTTTTATTAGATGAAGGGATGGTTAATGCCAGTGCTACTTACCGAGACTTAATGGGTCTTATTGAAGATACTCAGAGAAGTGGATTCTTTGAATGGGTTGGTAAGAAAATGGATAAGAATTTTATTACACGAGGAATTAGAAAAGGAATGAAGGTAGCTCAAGATTTATACGTTGCGGAAGATGACTTCTGGAAAATGTGGAACTTCGCAGCTGAGTCTCACAGAATTAGAAGATCTTATAAAAATGCTTTCAAGGCTGGTGAAATTACAATGAAGCAAGTGCCCGGTGGTAGTTTTGAATCAGTTGAAATATTAAAGATGGCAACTCAAAATGTTAGAGAATTTCTTCCTAACTATGCATATGTATCTGATCTAATTAAAGGAATGAGAAGAGCACCTGTCGGAAACTTCGTATCATGGCCTTCAGAAATTATAAGAGGCAGTAGTAATATGACTCTTAAATCAATTAAAGAAACTAAAGATCCAGTACTTGCTCGTATGGGTTGGGAAAGATTAATGGGAATGACTGTAGCTTGGGGAACTCTAGGTCCTCTAGCCGTGTGGGGTTTTCAACAAGCGTATGGCTTCACAACAGATAAGTTAAATGCTTTAAAAGAATTTGTCCCATGGTTCTCAAAAGATTCAACCATCTTACCTGTTTATGTAGATGGTAAATATAAATACATAGATTTTAGTAGAGGATATTTTTATGATACCATGGTTAATCCCGTGCAAGCTATCATCAATGCAGTGGAGCAAGATAAAGACTCACCTTTAATCCCTCGTTTAATCGATGGATTTGGAAGAGCTTCTCATCGATTAGTTGAACCATTTATATCAGAAGCGATTTGGGTGGGAGGAATAGCTGATCTATTTATGAGAAAAGGTGAGACTAGACACGGAGTAAGAGTCTTTAATGAACTCGATGACTTTGGAATAAAGATGCAAAAGTCAATTATTCATTTAACTAAAACGATGGCTCCTTTCTCACAGGTTCAGGTTAGAAGATTGTATGCAGCTGTTATGGATCAAACTATGAAAGGTGTTGAATACGAAGTACCTGATGAATTATTAGGATTCATTGGCGCACGACCTGCACCGATCGATGTTAAAAAACAAATGCAGTTTTTTATTAATGAATTTATATTACAGAATGAACGTCTAACAAGTAAAATGTTGTACGAAGGATTAAGAACTGGAGATCCAGTAGATCCCAATGATATTATTAAAAAATTTATTTATGGTAATAGAGTAAAGTTTGAAGAGTACAGTAAGATGAGAAGAAAAATTGATGCTGCTAAGATGCTTGGTTACAGTGATGAAGAATTAAGAGTATGGTTTGATAAAAGAAATCAGTTAAAAGATTATGAAATGATTACAGAGAATACATTCAAACCTTTTAAAGTTACTGAAGGAGCGAAGGAATCTTTTCAAACGTTGGCAGAAGAATATGGAATTGCTAACCCACTGGATGAAACCACACTAGAAATATTAGGAAACCTATATGAAATCATGGCTGATACTCCTTTGAACTCTGACTGGACTTTAGAAGCTGAGGAATGGATGCAACCGGACAAAGGTATAACGATAGACAAAGGAACCATGAGCGATAAACCTTGGTGGGAAGAACAAGCTAAAGGACCACCATTAAAACCAACACCTCAACCCGTGGTAAATAATATGCAAATGGCAAGTGCAAAAAACCCACAAACCAACTTGACAGGAACAGAAGAAGCATTACTATCTCCTACAGAAAAAGTAATTGCAAGGAGAACCTAATGGCTAAATCAAACGCTTTACAAAAGATTGAATCGCATGAAAAGCTTTGCCGAATCATGCAAAAATTAACACATAAAAAAATTCATTCAATAGAAGAGCGAGTAAAAAGACTTGAGAAAATATTACTCACATGCACTGGAGCTTTGATTGCTGGCATGGCCTTTTTAATCTATACTTTGGTGAGCCACTTCACATTTTAAATGAAACTATCTAAAAATTTTAGCCTTGCAGAGCTCTGCAAGTCACAGACAGCCA